ACGCTTGTGGCTGAGACAGGTATCACCTTGTTTCTCGTGTCTCACCTACGCAGATCCTCTGGTACTGCTCACGAGGACGGTGGCCGCATCAGTCTACAGGACCTAAGGGGTAGCCAGAGTATTGCTCAGTTGTCTGATATTGTCATAGGCATGGAGCGTGACCAGCAGAATCAAGACGAGGACATTAGGAATACAACGACAGTTAGGATACTTAAGAATCGTTACTCAGGCGAGACAGGCCCAGCCTGCTGGCTACGGTACGATAAGTTTACAGGACGTATTCATGAGTGTGCTAACCCTACACCACCTGAGACTGAGTTTTGAGTAACCTAGTATTCATGGACATTGAAACCGACGGCTTAGATCCTAGCGTTATCTGGTGTGCTGTATGTCGTCACAACGGAGAGAGCGAGGTAATATGCAATGAGCAAGACTTCAAAGATTATGTATCGCGTAAAGCGCCGGTTACGTTCGTATTCCACAACGGAATTGGCTTTGATGTTCCTGTGGTCGAGCGTCTTTGGAACTTTAGTTTCCCTAGGGCTTCTGTCCTTGACACTCTAGTACTATCTAGGCTGGCTGATCCTAGCAAGTCTGGTGGTCACTCCTTACGTAACTGGGGTAACATCTTAGGTTACGCTAAGGGAGATCACGAGGACTGGTCTAGGTTGACTCCGGCCATGATTGATTACTGCATCAGAGATACCGAAGTCACGGAGGAGGTATACAAGAGGCTCAAGGTAGATCTACAGGGTTTCTCTCAGGAGTCACAAGATCTGGAGCACGAGGTACAGTGGGTGATACAGGATCAGGTACGCAACGGATGGCTACTGAACCAAAGGTTGTGTCACACGTTGTCCGCTGATTTCAAGGAGCGTATGTATGCTATTGAAGAGGACTTGCAGAAAGTGTTCCCGCCTATTGTCGAAGAGAGGTGGTCAGACAAGACGGGGAAGCAACTCAAGGATAAGGTTACTATCTTTAATCCGGGGTCGCGGCAACAGGTTGCTCAACGACTTGAAGCTAAGGGTGCTGTATGGTCGGAACTCACTCCCAGCGGTAGGCCGCAAGTGGACGAGAAAACACTTGAGGAGAACAAACACATACCGGAGGCTATGCAGGTCTTAGAGTACTTGATGTTACAGAAGCGTTACGCACAAGTTAACTCTTGGCTAGAGCACGTACAGGATAACGGTAGGGTACACGGGCGTGTTACGACTAACGGTGCAGTTACAGGACGTATGACGCACCAGACACCTAACATGGCACAGGTTCCCTCTAGTAATTCTTTGTACGGTAAGGAGTGTAGAAGTTGTTGGATTGTACCTGAGGATCGTAAGCTGGTTGGAGTAGACGCCAGTGGACTAGAGCTACGTATGTTAGCTCATTACATGGACGACGAGGAGTTTACAAGTGTCCTACTTAAAGAAGACATTCACACCAGAAATCAAATTGCTTCAGGGCTTGCAACACGACCTCAGGCAAAAACTTTCATCTACGCTTTCTTATACGGAGCAGGAGACGCTAAAATTGGAAGCATCGTCGGAGGAACTGCACGAGATGGCAGTGAGCTTAGGAAGCGCTTTCTACGAAACACACCTTCTCTTGAAGCTCTACGAACACGAGTTGGAGAAGCTTCTAGGAAAGGTCATCTCGTCGGACTCGACGGAAGAAAGCTCTGGATTAGATCAGAGCATAGTGCACTAAATACTTTACTACAGGCCGCTGGGGCCATCATCATGAAGAGGGCTTTGGTCCTCCTAGATGACTACGCTACCCAGCATAACATTGATTACAAATTCATAGGGAATGTGCACGATGAAATACAAACGGAGGTTGTCCCAAAACAAGCAGGGAAGTTTGGCTGGCTTGCGGTCGAGTGCATCAAGGCGGCGGGTATATCATTCAACCTCAGGTGCCCCCTCGACGGAGAGTATCAAGTCGGAGACACATGGGCAGAAACACACTAAGGAGGACACCGATGGTTTACACTAAGACAGACGGTAAGTACTACAAAGATAACCCAGAAGTTATGAAGGCACGTAACGAGAAACGCATGTGGGTTAACGGTAAGTACATTGCACATGGTCACCCTCTGCACAAGGCAGGTCGATACAAGAACTTTGAAGACGCGGCCTTCAGTAGTCTAGAGAAGTACAGTAGCTCTAAGGAAGGGCAAGTGTACATCATTGTTAACGAGAGCTTCCCTCAGTGGATCAAAGTAGGCATGGCCATTGACGCAGAGGATCGCCTCAGTAACTACCAGACTTCTTCACCTTACAGAGACTACGCGTTGTATTGCAGTTGGAGCGTTAGTGATCGTAGGGCGGCTGAAGCGGCGGCACACGAGATACTTTCGGAGTGTTCAGACGACAGGAAGAACGAGTGGTTTAAGTGTGACCCAGCTTTTGCTAAACTTATGATAAGGGGTACTATGGAGGAGTTTGAATGAAGGACATTTACACACTAGTAGATGACATCTATAAGGTGGTTGCTACTAAGGAAGTACCGGAGGACGTGGACCTCTACGAAGAAATAGATAAGTTTGGAGAAGGCTGTAAGAAACTAATGTCTACATTGTTCACTGAGAAACGTGATGGACGTAAGCTACGTATGTCCAACATCGGGCGAGACGATCGCTACCTCTGGAACGCTGTAAACAACGCTGATGTACAGGAGGATATGACACCTAATACCTACGTCAAGTTTATGTACGGACACTTGATTGAGGAGATGCTGTTGTTCCTCACTAGACTCTCAGGACACGAGGTTACAGATGAACAAAAGAAATGTGAAGTTGCTGGCATCTCAGGTTCTATGGACTGTAAGATTGACGGTATTGTCACTGATGTTAAGAGTACTTCCACTTTTGGGTTTAAGAAATTCAAGGATGGAACTCTGGCTTTTGATGACCCATTCGGATACGTCGCTCAGATTAAGGGTTATGCGTATTCTGAGGGAGAAAGCACGTTTGGATGGTTAGCAATGGACAAGCAGAATGGGCACCTCACGTACCTTATGTACGACTCTGAGGACACTCAGGCTCCTGTACACGCTAAGATAGGTTACGACATAGAGGAGCACATTGAGCGCGTAAAAAAGCTAGTGGAGCAACCCGTGTGGCCAGAGGTATGCCACGAGGTGGTTCCAGACGGCAAAAGCGGAAACAAAAAGTTAGCAGTGGGTTGCTCCTATTGTCAATACAAGCACGTATGTTGGTCAGGGTTGCGTACTTTCTTGTACTCAAGTGGTCCAAGGTATTTAACAGAGGTGGTCAATGAGCCGAAAGTCCAAGAAGTATCCTAATGAGTTTAGATCAGGGTTTGAATATGACGTATCGAAACAGTTACAACCATACGGTTTTAGCTACGAGCCGTGGCAGGTTGACTACATCGTCCAACGTAAGTACACACCAGACTTCGTGTACGAACGTAACGGACAAACGTACCT